CCCCCGGACCCCCATCCGGGGCTTTTCGTTTCTAAGCGATCCCAACCCCCGAACCGGGTACACAGTCCATTTCGCAATCAAACGCGCTCCCAGCCCCCTTTCCGCTCCAGCAATCGCCATCCGCCCCTCGCTCCCAAACCGATACCTCGCAATCAGTCGGAGGGTTTTCAAAAACCGCAGCCGCAGCGTGGGGGCCGTTAGAGCCCCCTGAAAAGCGTTGCGGCGTTTGCGGTTTTTAACTCCCTAGTAGAGGGAGTGTGAATCTCCCTCTAGGGAGAGTAGCAGGAGGGATGATAACTTTGTGCGGTGGGTTGCAAAATCTATCTTCCTTTACATTGACGTTTGGTTTTGTGCAGTTCATTCTGTTCTTGCTATGAGTTATCTGGACAATGGTTCCACCCTTCGGTCGATGTTCCGACTGATGCCCCCGCAACGCCACGATGCCGACCCGGACAAGTCCGAGGTACTGGCCTACATCCGGGAGAATCTGGCCTGTGAGTTGGGCCGTGCGATCCGGGCCTTCAATTCGATGAGGAACAAGAAGTCCCAGGTCATAGTTTATGACATGGTTCATAGGCAGTGGCGTGGGTGTGACTGGGTTCCGCAGGAGGACGAGGATCGGGTGGCGTTGCTCTTGAGAGCGATCAATGAACTGAAGCGTGATGTCGCGTATCTGAAGACCTCGGTGAAGAAGCATGAACGACTCCTTGGCCAACTGGAGCGGAAGCGTCCGGCGTCCAAGCGGAGGGGGGTGGAGGAGGGGGAACCGGAGCCTGAGGAGGAGGAGGACGTTGATCCCGATGTCATCGAGGTACAGAAAAGGGCCACCGAAGCCCGTGAGGCTATGCAGATGGCCCGCGCTACAATCGAGAAGGATGAATGGTTGAAGGCTATGCTCGCCGCCCTCGACGAGGATAAGAAGGCTTCTTCTGCTCCTTCAGTTCCGCCCCAGTGAACGCGAGGGGGTTGCACTCCTCCCACTGGATGCCGGTGGCTGAGTGCTGAAGGTTGAGAATGGGGGAAGGGAGTCCGATCCTCCCGCCCCGTTTGCAGAAGGCTAGCTGGAAGCGTCTAGGCTTTGATTGGCCTACTTCATGGAGAACGGCGATCTCCCGCGCCCAGTTGGCGAGTTCGCTGGATCCGAACCCTGAGTGGGCCAGTTCCATGGTGGTGAGTGGTTCGCCGGTTTCCTTGCGCTGGGGCTTGGCGACATGGTGCATCCAGATCCAAGCGACTTTGGTCTCGTGGAGGATGGGCTGGAGCTTGTTGCGAAGGAAGACGCTGACCTCGGACTGGTCGCTGAGGTCGCCGCCGAAGTAGGAGAACAGGGGATCGGCGATGATGAGATCGAGCTTGGACTTGTGGATGAATCGGCGGGCGTAGGCGAGGAACGCTTCGCCGGTACGGACGGTCTCGGTTCGGAACTCCAGGTTGGAGTGAAGCTGACGCATCTGCTCAATGCTGACGCGCTTGTTAATCACCCCGCGGAAGGCTTCAGAGAGATCGCCGCGATCGTTCTCGGCTTGGATGACCCCGATCTTCAATGGCCGGATGGGTGCGATCCCGAAGAAGTCTAGGCCGAGGCACCACTGGGTGATGATCTGCATCATAAGGCTGGACTTCCCGATGCCGGTACCGCCGCTGATGATCATGGAGGAGCCGCGGGTGATCCATCGATTGCCGATGAGGTTGTCCGGATCATTCAATGGATCAAAGTCCAGCAGGTCTTTGACCGTGACGATGGTGGACTGGTCATCATCGGTCTCGCGGTTGGTGAGCCAATCCTCCCATGATGCGGCACCGAGTCTGGTGGCCAACAACCGTTGCTGCGAGGTGGGGCTGCGCCATGCGCCGGGGAGGCGGGAATAGCGCGATGGGTTCTTGTTCTTGGCATCGATGCCGGGGATGGCGGAGTAGATGAGATCCCGGCGGGCGTCCCATTCCTTTCGGTTGGGAGCATCGACCCGGACCCAGCCATGGATGCTCTTGCCCCCGGAGTCGATGAGGACGGTGATGGGCAGGCCAGAGTCTCGGAGGCGTTGTTCCTGCTCGGGCTTGGGGAGGTCATCGAACTCGACGAGGACATGGCGGTACGCGCTGACATCGTTGTCGCTGCCGCTGTAGAGGTTGGGCTTGAAGGGGTTGATGCGGACGAAGATGCCCTCGCGCTCCGGGGACAGGATGCGGGACTGGGGATCATCGAAGCGGGCGAGCCATTCCTCGATGGTGATGAATGAGCCGGCACTGACTGGCCTACCCTCCTCGACGGCGTCGCAGATGCAGACGACCTCGGTCGGGGCGAACGCGGTCTGCATGAACCGCCGGAACTCGCTGGCTTGGGGATCGGGAGGGGTGGGGCTGAGCGATGGTACCGGCACCGGGGCAGGATCGGCCACCGGCTTCTTGAATGTCACCCTGCTGATGTCGAATGACCCGGAGGGTGATGATCCCCCGGCGTCGAGAAGATGGCCCCTAGGCTTATTGTGAGCGCGGGACGAGGCTTCTCGGAGCTTGTAGGCCAGCTCTGTGGCCTTCCACGGTGGCTGGCAGGACTTGTTCCACTCTTCGAGGAGTGTGAGGCTGTCCACATGGGAGAGGCCGAAGCCGTGGACGAGACCGACTGCGGCGGTGTAGGTGGCGTTGTGGCCACCGGATCCGGAGATGGCTGGCGGAACCTTTGAAAGCCAAAGGCTCGCTCGTTGGAGCGTTGTCATGTCGTTGATTCGCTGCTTGTTAGGGGGTGGTTGTCAGGATTCTGGCCAGATCATCTTGAGTGGATCTGGTGGTTGGGTACCGGTTGGTGATGGCACCCAGCTCTCGGTTTTCAATGTCCTTGGAAATCTGATCCATCCGCGTTTGACGCCGATGGCAATGATATTGGCCGACTCCTCGATGAGCCGGCGGTTCTCGTCGGTGATGCTTGTTCGTTCCTCGTTGGTGATGGGGCTGGGTTTCTTGTTATTGAGAAGGCGTGATTCGTACCAGGGTTGCTCGTGTCTTGGGGTCTTCATGTGGGGAGGACTCGTGCCAGGATACAATTGCAGTAGGTACCCTTGGTTTTTGCGTTACATCGAGGGTGATGCATAGGGCTAGCGAGGATGTGGGCTGTAAGGTCGCTTGTGAGTTGGACCAGCTCCAGGAGACGTTGAGAAGCTTCTGCACAGAGCGCATTGGGGATTCCATCGGGTGTATCGAGTTCGGATGAGAGGATATTGAGCGCGTTGACTAGATCGTGTGTTGAGGACTGGTGCATGTTATTTTTGTTTGTGGACTATGATTCCGTTGCCTTTCTCGTCGGTGAGTTCGACTGATCGAACGTCTTCGAGGCGGGCCAGTGTCTTGATCATCTCGATGGGATCGGCGGCGTGAGTGACGCAGGTGAGATGGATGTCTCCGTCGCCGTGGATCAGTTTGAGATCCTGCTTGGTACGATCCCTTGTAATGCGGATGGTCCGCCCCGAGGAGAGACGGACCACCTTGATTGATTCTACGAGTGGGTATTGGTGACGAGCGGTCATGTTTTAAGTCCGCAGTGAGGACATTTCCGATCGGGCAGTGATTCAAGTGGTTTGACCTCAAGCCACTGGCAGAGGTCGGTGTAGGACTTGCGACCGAAATTGACCCACTTGAGCGGAGCGATACCCCCGGAGAGGACCGCCTTGCGAGCGTCCTCCTTGCATTTGAATTCAAGTCTGTCCATCAGCTTGGCGTTACGAACGCTGAGTCCGAAGGTCCATTTGGACTGATCCAGATCACGCTGACGACCGGCTTGGATGATCTGATAGACGCGCTGCTTGGACAGCTTGAGGTGTTCACCGATCAAGCGGTAGGTGAGACCTTCACTCCGTAGTTTGACAACCGTGTCGATTGAATCGCTGAGTTTCATGTAGTTGAGTTTGAGCAGGACGTTGTGCTTCCTGCTCTTCTTCTTCTTCTTCTTACTTACTGCTACTACCTCAAAGGTATCTGTATTGCTCGGTACCGCTTCTGTGCTTTGTGGCACTGGACACACAGGCCGTGTTTGATTGTGCAGCCGCATCCCAAGCAATCGGCCAATTCGTGACATAACTGTTTCCATCGTTGTAGTTCCTCTATTGTTGTTTGTTGGTTTTGTTGTTCCTGATGTTCCATAATGCGTGACATGGATTCCTTCGTCAACCCTAATTGTTGGGGTATCGTCATTTTTCTCTACTATTCGCAGGTCATGGTTTGTTCGCCTTTGCTTTGTCCCAGTCGGCGATTGTCTGGATCAGGTCATGGTAGGATTCCTCGGTCCATTGTCTTTGGGTGCGGTAGGCGTAGACATGGGCAACCAATGCGTTGCCGTAGTCCTCCAGCCGCTTGATCCGCTCCTTGGCCTCCTCCAATTCCTTCCAGGTCTTGACGGCGTCGATGGTTCTCATTTCTTCGATGGTCATGGTATCTCGCTCAGTTCTTTGATGATCTTGGTCCTAGCTCGCCCCTTCGCTCGCACGATGAGTTGCAGGATGATGATAGGGTCCACGGTAGAAACGTGCTTCCAGTATGGTCTGGCTGCGTCGAGTTCCCGTGCGCGGTCGATGTCCACCACCAGCACCTCGCTGGTCATCTTGTGTTTGTAGATGAAGGCGACGTTCATTGCTTCCCCCTCTCCTCCTCCACCCAGTCCTTCCACAGTAACAGATCCGCTCTCATTGCGTCGTTCTCCTCTTCCAGTTGTTTGATCCGCTCGGCTCTGTCTTCGTACAGAACAACGTCAGCAACCAACATGGCATGCTTGTTCATCACGTGCATAAGCTTCTCCTCCAGTTGTTTGATCCGATCCTCCCGCTTCCGGACTTCGAGAGCGATTGCGCGGAGTTCGCGTGGATGGTTGCAATCGGGAGACTCCGCTAGAGTCAGTATTCGTTGTTCGATAGTCACAGCTTGGCCTCCTTGGCTTTG